TCTTGTGTAAAATCAACACCGGTGATCTGTTCCAGCCACTTCACTGTAGGCATGACATCGGCCTGGTTGATACGCTGTGTTAAAATCGTACCATCGGCACCTTTGAATACGTTCCCGCCTTCAGTTAGCATCGGTTCTCCTCATTGTTCGTGTAAATTTACTTTGATCCTTGGTGCGTATTGCATTAAACAACTTGCGTACAAGGTTATCTGCCTGTTCCGGGGGGTAGCTGGACTCAATTTGTTCCACCAGGCGGATAGCACTGGCAATCACATTAGCTGCGCGAGATTCAATGATGTACCGGCGATCTTGATCAGAATGCTTTTCTTGGTACAGCGTGTCTAATTCTTCTAATATGCTGCGTGTCTTTTTCTGCATGCTCACATGGCCTTTGAATTATTTAGTGTATAATGAGTTCTAATCAATATCATATTATGATTCTAACCTGCTATCAAAGAAGTTAACTCTTAATTATAACGATAATACCTACTAAGTTTAACTTCATGTTCGGCCTGGTAGAAGATTTTTACAGCATCGCTATTCCAAAAATCTTGATCGTATAAGAATGAATTAATTGTACGCCACCGGTCAAGGTGTTGTTTGCAATCATGATATTGTATGGCATATTGAAATTCTGTTGTATTTTCAACCACGTCAGCAAATTCTAAATTAGTTACTTTAGAATGGTGTGCTGGAACAAACGGAATTATATAATTTTTGGCAGTTTCCCTCATTTTATCTATTCTTTCCATCCCAGTTAAATTTGTCCATTGTGGTTTAAAAAAATGATGGCATGCTCTAGCCCATCGATATATCTGGCTGCGAGATGTTGCTGTGCTTATAACAATAACTCGATTGAATTCTTTAACTAATTCTGCAGAAGGCCAACAATGTGTTCCTATCCAACTTTGGTCAGGAATATTTAAATGATGCGTTTTGTTTAACAATTCCCGAGGATCAAATTCTGTAAACACTGTGCTAGCATCACCAATTTTACCCAAACTATGATGCATGCTACAAATGTCTCCTCGATCACCAATGTGACTCCGGGTATTGTTTAATATATCGCACAACAGGCCGCCACAGGTGTAGTGCGGAAACGAAATTATATTATACATCAAAATACCCAGAAACTTCAGGAAAAATTTTGCGCCATTGCTGACAACGTAATAAATCTAGCTGATTTAAATATTTTACCATAGTAGTATGTTGTTGATATGGGTTTTGTTGCAACATAGACACTACTGAATGATCAGTACCAAATTTGTCTTCAATTATGTTTCTTAGAGCCGGAGGTGTTTGTTCTATCCCTAAATTACCATTACAAAGATGTAAATTTAAGTCTGAAGGATCACCGTATTTGTTAGTAGCAATGGTCTGATCAAACCATGTTTGAAACCTGTCAAAATAAAATACATTTAAAGGGTTTAGTGTATGTTCTACTCCGAACATAATGTTACCTGGCACCGAGTGTTTTGCCGTTTTAACAAAGTCATTAAGTTTTTCCCAGCGATAGGGCCATCTTAAAAAGCTAAATTGATCTCCTACTCCATCGACGCTGGCTACCCACTTAACCAGTTTAAATTTTTCCCATTCCTTAAAAACCTTATCTGAGGGCATGAGACTAAAATTACTAGTGTATTGCAATGTAACATTTTCTGGATTAGTGACAAGTTTCAAAACTTGCAAATGTGTATCAGTCATCAAGGGCTCGCCGCCACCAAATTTAATATACTTTAATTTAGAAAGATCTTGTGATGCAAGTAAGCTTAAGAAATTTTTTGTTATTTCTCCCTGCCGGTCGTCGGCGTGTAATTTTTGTATATTCTTAGGCTGAGGAATATTGTTTCTAATATTCTCTTGATACCAAAAACTGCTCGAATTGGCATCACAACTGACGCATGCAAGATTACATTTTTTATTCACTGCAATGGTTAAAAATTCAATAGCATCGCCGATGCCATCGAGCCATTCAAATGACGCCTGTCGATAACTGTGTAGGCCAGTGCTTTCTGCGTGTATACAAATACGACAATTTTTTTGTAGATCTGATTTTTGCCACTGAGACCGATAGTGAGTCAGGTCTTGTTGTACAATGTCTGTTTTGTTAAAATAACAACAAGGCGATACTGTAAACGACTGTGTATTATTGTTATAAACTAACCCATTGGTTAGGTGACGGCAAAATGTTGACATTATTTTGACTTAATCTGCCCCAACAGTTGCTTGAGCTTGGTTGATTGAATTTCGGCTGAGATTTTTGGTACATCGTCAGCCCTGGGCGCACGTTCAAACTTTACAGTATCGCTACTCTCAAGCTTGTCAGCTGCGTGTGCTTGACTACGGGTTTTGATCGCATCCATAATTGAACTGGTTGGACGGTCGCCGGCACTATCTCCGCCCTCGTCAGTAATACGCATGGTTTCAATGTTGTACTCAAGATCGATCTTTTGTCCTACCCCGGTCGAACTGCGCGACTTCATGCACTGGATCTGATACTTGCCGCGCTCGCGCATACTACGACTAGTGAAGATACCGAACACGTTGTCTGCTGTGTTGATCTTACTAATGCCCCCACTAATGTGACTGTGATCAAACTCATTCTCTTCTACAGCACTACGATTCAACTGACTTGCAGTCACCATCAATACACCCAGTTCCTTGGCCAAGTTACGCAGTTCTTCACTCACGTACTTGTCCTTGACAAACAAGTCATTGGGGCTAACCTTGGCACTGACCGGCATCAACAAGTCCAGGTAATCAATCATGACAAAGTCCACACGCTTGTTAGTTTGGATTTGATACTCTTTCAAGAAACTACGAATGTCGTTGATGTTGCTTTGTGCCGGAAGTCCCTTGACCTGATAGTTGCCAGATTTTTTGCCTATCATCTTGACTCTAAGCTCAGTTGTACCAATGTCTTTGCGAATGTCCTTGGTACTCATGCTGGTCAGCATGGCATCTGTGCGCAAACTGGTCAGCTCTTCACTAAGCTCCAGCGTGACATAAACTCCACTAAGTCCGGCCTGTACCCAGCTCAGTGCAATGTTCATCATGACCAAGCTCTTGCCTGACCCTGACCCACCTGCAAAGATGTTCAATTCGCCTCGACTGAACCCACCGTACAGCAATCTATCCAGCTGTGGCCAACCTGTACTGACCTGTCCACCGCTATTAAAGTACTTGTTGATCCGTGCAGCCGGATCTGCAAAGTAATCTGTGCCTAAGTCTTTGGTCAAGCTGATTTGGACGGCATCCTTGATCAGTTTCTCAACTGGGTCGTAATCGCCCTTTTCCAACAAGTCTGCTGCTTTTAAAATTGCCCGTTCAAGTTCTTGTCGACGTGTAAACGACTCAAACTCCTCCATGAACCACTCAAAGTGCCCCTCATTCAAGTCCGGCACAGCTTGTAGCTTGATACCCGTTGTGGCAGAGATCTGCAAACGATCCGGCATGGTTTTGTGTTTATCGCTGTGCTCCTTGATGAACACAGCCGCAGTGCGTAGACTCTTATCGAAATTCTCAGGATTGTAAATGTTTTGGACGCGAACATAGCTCGATGCATCCTCTAGCATCATCTCCAAAAACAACCGTTGAACATCAGTTCCGTATTCTTTTAGCAAAGCTTATTCCTATTTAATGCAGGTAAATCTCAAAAACTATCTTGTGGATCGACACTTACACCCGGGGTAGAATAGCTATCACCAAATACCCAAAGTTTATCGTAGCTTCTTAACAATTTGTTTCTTCCTTATTTCTATTTTAATACGACTAGTTTCCCTGGCCTGCATTATAGTTAGTAGTGCAGCCAAACGGCCAAATGTGACCACTGCATCGTTAACGTCTTTGATACCTGCAGGCCAATCGGGCATGCTCACAGCCCATCCTAGTTCTACTGCACGGTCAACTAGGGCCATACCTGCACTGTCATGATCAGGGACTACGGTGATTTCTTTCCCTAAGTTGCGTATCAGTCTAGCCTGCGCATCGTTAATGTCATTATGCAGCACCGCAACACCGCCGATACAGATTGCATCAAATACGCCTTCCATAACCAGCACATGTTGCCAGTTATCGTGCTGCAAGTCTGTACCAAACACATAACCAGGTTGTGCATCGTTTATGAACTTTGGTTGTTTGTTGTCTACAAACCTACAGGTATACCCTACAATCTTGTTATCATGAGTAAATGGTACAATCACATGTGGCCTTGTCCAATGGACGCCATCATTTCGTATCTGTGTCATTAGTGGGAAGTCGATAGGTACACATCTCTTACGAGCATATTGCCAAAACTCTCCATGCTCGGGCGCAATTAGTTCAGCAGCCGGTGGTAGATCGCGTTCTTTAAACTCGACACCTAGTAGCAGTTCGGCAGTTCGCTGTCGATCCTCGATGATCCCATGTATACTGCGATGTCGTAAGCTTTCGATATTGAGCATTTCAATATCATGTTCAGCCACTCCTACCCAGCCCAAAAACTTACGAGCTTTAATGCTTAGATTGCGACCCAGTTGCCAACTTGCAGTAAATCGGCAATTGAAGCAATGGAAACTCCAGCTGTCCGGAGTTGCCTTGATCCCGCCCCGTTGCCTACGATCAACCGAATGCCCATTGTGCACACAACAGGGTGCGTTGAAGCTGAGCCAACCCGAAGAGGTTTGTTTTCGTCGCGCTGGCAAATAAGCAAGTAGATCTATCACTTCATAAGTTTAACAGATTCTATCCAAGAAATCAACCGGTTGGCAATCAAAACATGCCCTTGTTTGTTGGGATGTTTGTCCTTTGCTCGATGATCGTCGATCCAATTCCAAGCAGCTTCGCCAGCATAAGCATGTTGCTTTCCATAATATGGGGTTTGATCAGGATGTATATCAAATTGGACCACTGGGATTTGGTAGCGATCAGCAATGCTGTCAAAGCATAACACCGCTTGCTGTCGTTGATATTGATCCAGCATATCTCCCTGACTATATTGGAAATAATTTTGTTTTACTTGAGTCCAGTGACCCGATGTTTGTTCCCAGGCCGAATGCATGTGCATGTTCCATTCCGGAGTTCGACCAGGTATGTTGTCCTGATACCAACTGGTCCTATGATCTAGTGTGAGTGCTGCTATTGCCAGGCTGTCAGAAACGTCATGATTGTTAACCCACCATAATGCTGTCCAAATCATGCTCTGTAAGCTCATGCCGTTAAAGGCCAAGTTGACCAGCTCCAGATCAAAGCGATCGGCTACATGACGAGCCCAACAGTGCTGTAGGCGATATTGATCATTCTCGGGCATCGCCGTATAACGATCTGATCGATCTGCCAACTCCGGTGCCATTAACTCGTCACCAAAGGTCCAACTGTCCCCAAATACAACCA